CGGCGCTGATGCCCTCTTTCCCGCTGACGTTGTACCGCTCGCGGCACACCCGTCGGCTTTGCCCTGTATAATTGCTGACGTCTGTCACCGTCAGCACCCGGCGGCCGCCGGTGAACTTCAAGATTTCCTCCAGCTCAAGCCGGAAGGTTTCTTTTTCTCGCGGCATATGTACCTCTCTCCTTTTTGAAATCAGATGAACCGGCGTCATTCTCCACCCAGTTCGTCCCCTGACGATCCGGTGCAAAAGCGCTCGAAGTCCGCTTCGGTTCCGGCACGGAATCGCTCCACATCAATGCCGGTAATACTCAGCTTCGATACGCCGTCCTTCACGTCAAGGCGTATTCCGCCAACGCCGACGCCGATCATAACGCCGTCGAGCAGTACCGCGCTCTGCCTTCCGTTGCTCGCGATCATCAGCTTGGAATAGCTTGCGGCCGTGTCCGGCAGCCCGCTTTTCAACCGGTCGAGCTGCTTGCGGAGCTTCTGAAACTCCGCGACCGTCTTGTAGTTCTCCGCGATTTCCTTATGCAAAGCGGGAACCAGCTCCTGCGGGATTTCAACACCCAGTCCGGACAGGATACTCACGATGTTCTCCATGCCCTCACCTCCAATCGAATGAATAATGAATGCCCTTGTTTTCCCGCTCGGATATGATAGAATCGGCTCGAAGGGAGGCAAAGCAAATGCAGGAACCGAAACCGAAGCGTGTGATGGAATACGAAATGCGTCTCTATCACTGCCACAAAATCAAGCGGAATGTTCAAATCCTCGAGGATTACGAGGTCATCGACGGTGTTCGTACCCTAGTGCGGTGCTCATGTCCAGTTCACATGGGCACGGCATCGACCGACCGTCACTGCAATGGCATAAATGAGTTTGACTTTCCGTGTGGCTATGCTGATTGGCAGCAAACGAAATAACATCCTCCATCATGCCGTCCGTCATTTCACATGGCGGCGTGTAGCAGAAAAGGCGCAGGCAGCACTTTGTGCAGTCTGCCTTTTCTTTTTGGCAGTGCGTCCGCAGCGCCCTGTGAAGCTCCATAGAATCCATGTCCTCACCTCCAATTGATTGAATTATAGATTCTACTAAAGTAGAATTTTACTGCAAAACAAAATCTGAAATCGGGATGCCGGTGCATTGCGAAATGCGTTTAATAGTACTGACGCGCGCAATACCAGCGTCCTTTTCTATTCTAATGTACGCAGACCTTGAAATACCAATATTTTTTGCCATCTCCTCTTGCGTCATTCCGGCATATTTTCTGGCCTGTTCAATGGTAAACATTCGGCGTTCTTCCACAGCTATCCGCCTCCTTTCATCGCGATTATAATTCTACTTTGGTGGAATGTCAAGCGAAAAGTTCTAAAAGTAGAAAAGAATGTTGCTTTTTTGCTACTTCGGTGGTATATTCATGGCGTAATCATAACAAGGCGGTGCAAAATGAAAATAAGCGAAAAGATACGTAGATTGCGCGCTGATAACGATCTCACGCAAGAGCAATTCGGAAAGATCGCCGGTGTTTCCGGAAAAGCAGTGTCGACATGGGAGAGTGGAGAAAAAGAACCTCGTATGAAGGCTCTGCAACAACTTTGTGCGCACTATAATATAGACTTAAACGAATTTGCCGACCCAGATAGTAACTGCTATAATTCGGAGACATCGTCCAAGTCGCCCAACTGCAGAAACGTCGTGAAAATCGCCGGCCGTGATGGTTCCTATGTTGAGAAGAAATTGAGCGACGAACAAGTCGCCGCTCTGAAAGCACTCATTGACCAACTCCCCGAAGCCGATGACCTTTGATGTAATCCTCGAATTGCGCATATACCAGCCGCTCGAGCGGCGAGGTTAAGAAGCGCTGCCGCCGGTACAGCTCCTGCATCCTGCTCCACCTGAATTCGGCAGCCGCTCGGCTGATGTCGCACAGCGCGGCGATCTCGTCCGCCGACTGCACGCCGCAGCCCCACAACACGCACGCTGGCGCTAACAGCCTAGATGCAAACACGTTGGCCGCCTGCTCGATGGGATTGTCGCCCGGATCTGGCTCGCGGCACACGAGATCATACCGGCCGACATGGCCCAGGATGATGTGCCCCAGTTCGTGCGCGCAGGTAAAGCGCTGCCGCGCCGGGATCGCCAGATCGGACACCAAGATCGTCGGCGCGCCGCCGATGATGGACGACATACCGTCGTTATTGTCCCGCTCGGCCGGTGTATACCGCCGCACGGGCACACCCAGCGCACGGCACACGCCGCTGATCCTGACCGGCAGCTCCGTCACCTTGCAGTCGATCAGGATGTGCCACGATGCATCGCGCGCGTCCTTGTAGTCTTGATAGTTCACCTTTCATCGCCTCCGCGCTTATTATGCGCAGCGGCGGCGGCGTGGCACAGTCCCTTTTATCGTGCATCAAAGAAAGAATAGACATTCTCGCCATAAAATGATAAAATTGCTTTATATCTCCTTACGATAAAACCAACGCAAAAGGAAGATGGGTGTTGATTATGAGTTGGCTTTTCAAATCACGCAAAGAGAAAAAGCAATCCGCTCAAATTGCCAAAAGCATGGTCAGGCAAATATCTGAATCATTCGAATCAGCTGGGAAACCAATCTCTCCTGAAGAATATTCGCAAATACGTCAACGCGAAATTGAATGGTTAGAAACACATTACGATCTAAGTAGCGCCGCAGGCATTGCCTCTATCCCCGAACGTTCCGGTCTGCCTCGCCCACCTTTTGGTGGTGTCACCGGAAACATTGACTACTATCTTCGAAACAAAAGCGGGGAATATGAAGACCACGGAAATATTGAACTTGCGATTCTTTGTCTCCAAAAATCGAACGCCATCCGCATGGCCTGCCGATCAGGCTATCGAAAAAGTGATTATTATCGTCTTGTTCGTTTACTAGCTCAAAACGGCCTTGTAGAAGAAGCAAAAGACGAAAAAACTAAAATTGACCGCTTTTTTGGGAAAGAAGAAACTGACGCCTTTGTAAACAAAGATAAAGAGCTACGAGACAGAGTTTTGCAAGCCGCAAGAGCCTTGCACACTGATCTTGTAATCATGTCTTCACACGAAAACAGCTGCACCGAGTGCGCAAAATATCAGGGGCGTGTTTTTTCGCTTTCCGGAAAAAGCGCAAAATTTCCCAAGATACCAGATGCGTTTTTTACTTATGGTGCGATTCACGAGGGATGCAGACATTCATTCTCCCCATATTGTGATGGCATCAGTTCCGCCCCATTGAAATACACGCTATCCATTCAGCAAATTTCTAACAAAAAGCATTCCAAAGACATAGTTGCGTTCAGCAATCGTCCTTTCGTTGATGACCGTCCACCAGAAGTCATAGAAGAAGCCGCTCGATTTCAAGACGAGCTAAAAGCCGAAGCTCAAAAGCGGCAAATATATTATGATACCATTATTGAAAAAGACGCAGAACGATGGCAATACAAACGAGAGTTTAACTGGATCCAATCCAATTTGCCAGAACTATGCCCAAAATCGCTTAGCGGTTATAGACGTATGAAATCGCAAAACACAAAGAACTATCAAAGGATTAAGGCCTTGGCAGCAGAAAAAGGCGTCAAATTATGAATGCTCAGCCTGAAATCTACGGCGCCATGTACCGCATGATCTGCAAATACGGCTGGAATTGGGGCCTCACGCGCGGCCTCATCAATCGCCGGTTCGGCACGAACTACACCGCCGATGAATTGAAAGAGCTGTACAGGCGGCATTTCCTGACTAAGGGAGAATGAAGTGCCGTAAGTCAAATCTACGCCAAAAATGTAAACATTTTATTCTATCCGCGAATTTTTTTATCATTTCTATTGATATTATTCTCTAAAAGTAATATTATTGCGCTGAGGTACATAGAATGAAAAGAGAAGAAGTGCTATCCTGGCTATGCAGCATACTCGGTGAACTTCTGTATACTCGTGAATTTTTTCAGGAGCTGGTTGAGCTGATTGCCGAAACCGGTATTGAAGGAAAGTTTTTCACTACATTTGTCCGGCAGCTACGAATGCTGACGTTGCTCGGTGCGCAAGCAGTACAGTCTAAAGAGTTTGAATCCATCGGCAACGGCCTGTTCAGTATGCATCTTACAGGCAACGGGTACAACATACGAGTGCTATATTCGTTCCTGCAAAACCAACAGCCGATTCTTTTGTTATCCTTCTACGAGCGAGGAGGAAAGCGGAAGACCGACTACACCAAGTATATCGAGCCAGCAAAAGCACGCCTCGAAGAAGCCAGAAAGGGAGATAACAATGAAAACGCCTAACACCTACGGGATGCGCTTTCAAAATCCATGTCCCCGGCCGCAATCATGCTCGCAGGACTACAGGGAGCAATCGCCGCAGAGATCTGCAAAAAGCGCTTTGATCTCCACATGAACCAAAAAGAATTCGCCGACTATATGGGTGTGTCTCAAAGCACCGTGTCGAAATGGGAGAAGGGCGAGACAAACTTCACGCTCAATACACTTTCCCAAATCGCTGATAAGCTTCAAATCCCAATGCAATGCCCGTTTGTCACTACTGCTCCGCCGCACTATAATCAGGGGCAAATCTTTCGTTTTGACGATTACAGACCGTGCGAATGGCACGTCGAATCTTCCAACAACGCAGAGTTTAAAACTCTGGATGACACGGATGAATTGATGCAAATGTAATAATGGAGGTAGCTATGTATCAGTACACAAACGGCTTTAGCTGTGCTCTCAGCGGAAATGGTAACGAATTTGTGCTTTGCTTCGCACAACAGTGTCCCAGTTTCGACAGCACAGATAAACTCGGCAAAATCACTAAAGAGCCTGTCGCTTCTCTCATTATGAGCGCCGACAAGGCCAAAGAGCTTGCACGCGCTATCGAAACGCTTTGCAGCGCCGTCCTGCCAGGTGAAGATGCAATTCCCACGGTACCGGATATCAAATAAGAATTGCCCCGGTGCAGCGCTTCATTAACAATCCGCATTTTGTGATTGTTCTTCCGGTAACGTTCTATATCTAGTGGTTGCTTTTTTGCGTGTTTCGGTTTAAAATAAAAACAACGGAACCCGCCAAGCCTCTGGATGCGACAGCACCTATGCGTATCATGGCGGGTTATTTGTTTTTCAGGAGACAAATATGGACTATGTTGAATCTGTGAAACCCTTTTGTACATACCAGCAGCAAATCGACAAGCTCGAGGCGCGAGGCCTAATTGTTCGCGACAAAGCTTATGCTGAAAGCGTACTGCGTTCCGAAAACTATTATCGCTTGCGCGGTTACTGGTTAACCATGGTAAAAAAGCAGGGCACCCCTCCAGACGATGTGTTCTATCCCGGAACGACTTTCGAAAACATTGTAGACGTCTATCTGTTTGACGTCGATCTCAGAGAAATTATTCTATCGGCAACGTCTATAATAGAGACAAATCTGAAAGCATACATCTCTTATTATCATGCTCAAAAATATGGGCCAATTGGGTATATGAATTATGAGCATTT